GAGATAGGCCGGGTCCGCCGTGGTCTTGATCATGCTCCACGCGGTCTTCGCCGCCGGCCCGATCCCCTGCACGGCCTTGATGACAGCCGGCACGGCCTGCGCCGCGAACTGGGCGGTCTTGGCGGTTGCGGCCCCGACGCCGGCCCCGATCCGCTGCCCAATGGCGGCCCCGGCCGAGGCGGCGGCGGAGACGATAGGAATGAACGCCACGCGGGCGCCGGTCGCCAGTCCGGAGAAAGCCCCCGCCACGACCGATGCCGCTCGCCGCATGGTGCCGCCGATGACGCCGGCCGCCGCCGAGGCCGCAGAGCCCAGCAGCCGGAACGGCAGCGCGATCGTGTTGCCGATCCCGCTGAGAACAGCTCCCACAACGCTTACGGCTCTCGCCGTCATGCCGAGAGCTACCGCTCCGGCCTTGGCGGCTATGCCCAAGCCGATCAAGCCGGCCCCCGCCACGACAAGCCCCGCCGCTACGGCCGCCGCCGCGATCACGATGCCTTTGTTTTCCTTGATCCAGCCGATGGCAGCGCCAGCTCCCTTCTCGACGGCTTTGGCCAAGCCTTGAAGCGTCGGGGCGAGCGTGCTGCCGATCTCCAAAGCGAGACCTTCGACGGCCGACATGGCGATCCGGATCGAACCGCCGAGGCCGGAGTCCATCATCGCGGCGGTACTCTTGGCACGCCCCGCGGCGTTGTCGATGGCGGCCGACATCTTCTCCATCTCGGCGACGGACGAAGAGAGTTTCAGGCCGGCCGTCATACCGCGCAGGTCGAAGACATCCTGGAAGAACGCCAGCCGCTGGGCGTTGGGCATCCTGGCCGTGGCCCGGCCGAGGTCGATCATCACGGCGGCCAGCGGACGGAGCTTGCCCTGGGCGTCCACCGATTCCACGCCCAATGCTTTGAGCTTCTTCTGGGCGGTCGGATCGGCGAAGGCGAGAATGGCACGCCGTAGACCCGTGCCGCCCATCGAGCCTTTGAGCCCCAAGTTCGCGAGCACGCCCAGCGCCTTGCCGGTATCCTCGATCGAGAGCCCGGCATCGGTGGCCACAGGGCCGACGTAAGCCAGAGCTTCGCCGAGATCCTTGACCGTCTGGGCAGAGCTGTTGGCCGTGGTGGCGAGCACGTCGGCCACGCGGGTCGCCTCGCTGGTGGGCATGTTGAACTGCCGCAAGGCGGCCCCGGCGATCGCCGCCGCCTCTGCCAGCGGCGTAGCCGTCGCACGGCCGAGATTCTGGATCGCCTCGGTGGCCCCCATGATCTCTTGCGGGTTGAAGCCAGCCCGCCCCAACTCGACCATCAGGCCGGCGATCTCCGAGGCCGTGTAGCTGGTGCTCGCCCCGAGACGTTTGGCCTCATCGGTGAGCATCTTGAAGTCGGCCGCCCCGGCTCCCGTCACGCCGGCCACGGTGCGCATCTGATCGTCAAAGTCGGCGAACCGCTTGGCGATCATCCCGATCGGCACCGCGGCGCCGGCCCCGATCGCGGCGATCGAGACGCCCATCGCCTTGGCGGAGTCACCGAAGGCGGCCAGCCGGGCAGACGCGGATCGGAGAGCGCCCGCGAGTTGCGTCGTCAACTCGTTCTTGAGAAAGAGCCGCACGAACGCGCGGCCCGCCTCGATGTCAGCTCTTCCGGCCATCTCGAGTCCTTTCCTCCAACAGCTTCCGTTCCGCCTCCAGGTCCTCTCTCGCCTTTCGCAACGCGGGCGTGTCCGGCAGCGGGTAGGACTTGTAGACCGCCACGGTCCCACGCTTCACGAACTGCCCCACATCGAACTTCTCCTGGGTCCAGATCGTGTAGCGGACATCAAGGGCCAGCTGCCGCTGCCGCTCGCGCCGCGCGTGGGCCATCAGCCAGAGGACTCGGAGCGAGAGTCCGCGGGCGGTGACTCCGCACTCGCCGGCCAACCGGTGGCAGAGGTCGGCGGGGTGCTCTCCTGGCCAGATGCATACCCGCTTTCCCCGGAAGTCGGCGAATCGGTAGACGCCCTCGCCTCTTCCACGAGCTGCCGCTGGGTCATCCCGTCCAGCCGCATGAACGCCTCCGCCAGCGGCAGGATCTTCGCCGCGTTGTCCAGGCCGATCAGGTTCAGCTGGTCCGTCTGGGCCTTGCTCGACTTCCGCTTCGTCAAGCTCGACTGCATCTCGGACCATTCGGTCGGTGGGAAAAAATCGGCGCCCTCATCAAGCAACGCCTGACGCCCCCGTTGGATGGCTTCGCCGCGCACCAAGCGGGCAAAGGCGCGACTGGTCAGCTTGCAAGTCCGAATCTCTTCACCGCACAGGACGGCCAGCACGCGGCCGACCGCCGAGGCGTCCGTGGCGATGGCGAACCAGCCGCCGGCCGAGATGTCGGCCAGATCAACACCGGTCTCCCGCTTGGCTTCCTCAATCGCAAAGGCGTCGAGCTGAACCTGCCATTCGTCGCCCTTGATGTCTCGAAATGTAGACATGCGAAATCCTTTTTGATTACCGTTCTTGTCGGCGAATCATCACGCGGAGCGTGATGGCTACGTTACGAACTGATGCCGGCCAGAATGTAGAGCGTGCCGGCCGAAAGGCTGTCGTGAGAGGCGGCCCCGTGCGTGATCCGGTTGCCGCTGAAGACGTTGGTGTCCCCGTTCTCGATGTCCCAGATCCGGTTGAGGCCGCCGTTCGCCTTCTCGTGAACGAGGTCCACTTCCTCGATGGAAGCGTCACCGGCGTCCTGGAGATCCAAGTGCGCCTTGGCCCCGGTATCGGCCGTGTTGCGGTAGAAGATGCCGATGATCTCCAGCGTATCGCCGTCGAAGTTCACTTCGATCTCGGTCTGCTTGACGACGGTCACCGGCGTGGTTTGAACAGGCAGGTTGTCGCCAGCCCCGCCGTCCAGGCTCACGTCGTTGGTGCTGACCGTCGCCGTCATTCCGAAGCGGACGCCGCCGTCCCAGTAGACATCCACAACGTCGCTGGTGAGGATGCCGTGTCCGGTCGAGAGCGTCGCCACTCCCGTGTCATCGTCGGTACGAGCTGAAAGCGTACCGGTTTGGGCTGCGACCAGCGCCGCCAGCTCTTTCTCGACGGCGACGATCCCCGTGAAGTCGATGGCCGCCGCACCGTCTTGGAACGAATATCCGGGGAACGAAAACGAACGAGTGTGTTGTGCTCGGGGCATGTTTTTTTCCTCTTGTCTTGCTGTAGCGAAAAACCGAACGATCAGCCGGGCGATCCGGCGGGATTCCGCTCGCGGAGCGAGCGGTTTACGGTTAGGTCCAGGCGCGGCCGTAGGCGCTGGTCGGATGCAACTCGAACTCGATCACCTGCCCCTCCGCGATCGGGCCGGGGGAGCTATAGCGAATCCAGAAGTCGCCGTCGCGGGCTGTCGCGCCGCCGCTGTGCCGGACAAACTTGAACGCCTTGCCGACTCGCGGATTGGCGTCCGCGGCGGCCAGCAAGGCGGCCATGTGCGTGTCGCCGTCGTGATAGGTCATGCTGAACTTGGGAGTCGCGGCCATCTTGACGGGATATTCGTCCTGCTGCGGCTGGGTTACGCCATCGCCGCGCGTGGGCAGGTCCACGTATTCGTCCTGGTTGCCGCCCGGATCTACATCGACGATGTTCTTGTCGATCAGCGTGCCGGCCGCCGAGCCGGCGGTGCCGTAGTACACCATGAATTCCCAAGCAACCCGTTTCTTCGCCATCGAAATACTCCTTCCAATTGAGACCTTCGGTCGTTGGTTTCGGCGGGGTCGGGAGACCCGCGCCGAACGCGTGAGTCTGGTTGGGCGTCAGGAAATCGAGGACTTCCAATGCGCCTTGAATCTCTTCCTTGCCTCGGCCAGCGCGGGGGCCATGAAGGGCCGCGCGGGCACGTATCTCTTGCTTCCCTTTTTCTTGCCCTTGAACGTGCCGCCCCGTTCGTGCATCGAGGCGAGCCACGGCGGGCGTCCGCCTTGCCGGATACGCGAATAGGACGGGCCGACCGTCACCGTCTCTTGCTCGACCGAGTATTGAATGGACCGCCGCAGCTTGCCCTTATGCGCGTGCGGGGGCGTGCCCGGCCGCGACGCCTTGGGCGCGAACACCATCGACTCGATCGCCGCCTTGCGGATGCTGGCCGCGGCATGGCCCAGGCTCCGGAACGCGCCTTTCTTGGCCGCGTTCTGAACCGCCCGTGACCTGTCGGTCAGCTGTACTTGCACGCCGATCGCGCCCTTGCCCATCAGTACGCCTCATCCGTGTGGTAGGCCACTCGCACCGTGCCCGTCACCTGCCGTAGCGTGGTGACGTGTTCCCAGTGCCAGTACACGCCCAAACCGTTGGTGATTTCCGCATCCGCCCGCTTGTCCCCCGGCTCGACGTAGACCGCCAGCTCGCCGTCCGGCAGCGTCAGTTCGTGGTTGTCGGGGTCCGCCAGGTAGTCGTCGATAGCTTCGATCAAGGAGACCGTCGCGTCCGCGTTGGTCAGGTCGTCGTCCACGTCGTCGGAGAACCGCTTCCGCACGAGGATCTCGACCACTACGTCGCGCCGGTACGTGCCGTTGCTGGTCCGCTTGCGGCTGGAATGCGAGGGCACGACGAGCACGTCCAGCGAAGCCAGGTCCTCGACCTCGGCTGCCGTCATGTAGGCGCGGACGGCGCCCAGCGACTCCAAGAACACCTCGGCTTCGTCGGCGGCGTCCAGCAGGTCTACGACCGCTTGGCAGATTTCTTTGACTCGGCTGCTCATTGGGGCTGATCATCACGCGGAGCGTGATGGCTACGATGTCAAACTTGCTTGGTCTTGATTTCCCATTCGTGGCCGCCGGCGTAGCTGACGACCGCGGGGCCGGCGACGGAGGGGAGGATCTCCCAGACGCAGCTGGCGGCGTCGATCAGGCGGTCGCCTCTCTGCGGCTCGACGGCCACGCCGCCGATCAGGTAGGCCGCCTTTCGGACAATCCACACCCGGTCCACGAGGATGACCATGCTGCCGTCGGCGCTTTCGATTCTGCCGGCCTGGTCGGTCCACGAGGCGGTAACGCCCGGCGTCGTGCTTGACCCGCGCTGTAGCGTCACCGGTTCGCCGAAGTGCTGGTCAAGCATCGGTTGGCAGTGGTTCGCGTACAGCGCGTCAAAGGGGCTCGACATGGGTTGCACCAGTTGGGAGACCTACGGTCGGCGGTTTCGGCGGGGTCGGAGACCCGCGCCGAGCAGGACGTCCGTTGCCAATGACAAATGACAACTGACAACTGACAACTGACAACTGACAAATCAGGTGGTAATGTTGCTCAGCAGGTAACCGGCTTCGGTGAAGATGATCTTCTCCTCGACCTCGTGGCGCACGCGGCACACGTCGCCGCGGCTCTGGTCCTCGTAGTACGTCTCGATCGTGCCGCCGATCTTCGAGCCGTCTTCGCCCCAATGGAGCGTGCGGGCCAGGCAGGGCTCTTCGATGTTGCCGGTCTCCGCGACTCGGGCCACCATGGCGTATTCGTCGCTCCAGATCGACGAGATGCTGACGGCCTGCCCTTCGTTGGCCGTGTCGCGAGCGCCGCCGGCGACGATGACGTACCGCAGGTCGAACACGCTCGCCAAGACGGCCGCCGTGATCTTGCTGGGCTCGATGGACGAGCCGGCCCCGGACGAGGCGATCAGGTCCGTCACTTCGTCGCAGCGGCGGAGATTGCGGAACACCTTGCGGTTGATGATCAGCGCGTTGGCCCACAGGCCGCACGCCGCCCAGATCGCCATGACCGCGGTGTTCACGTCGGTCACGGGCGTGGCGTTGGTGAAGTCGTCCCACTCGTTGACCACCGCCGCCGTCCGGGCGGCGAACGTGGTGGCGTTGAAGATCATGTCCGCGACGCGCTTCTCCTGCGCCCGGAGCACGATGTCCAGGGCCGTGGCGGCACACACGGTCTCGAAGTCGAAGAACGAGCGGTACATCTTCGACTGGCGGCGGTCGATGGGGATTTCGATGCCCTTCTCTTTCGTGCCGAACGTGGTGTCCTCGAACGTAAAGTTGGTCCGGTTGTAGTTGCCGCGGCTGTCGCGGCCGACCTCCGGCTCTTTCAGCAGCTGCTTCAGCGGGATCTTGCCGAACGTGCCGGACTGGACGGCCGACTCGAAGACGGGGGCGACCTGGTTGCCGATGAAGCCGCGTTGGTTCATCAAGACATCGAACTCGAACATCGTCCCCAGGTCCGGACGGTATCCGTTCAGAGCGGTGCGAGGGGCTGGCATGGCTTGGTCTCCTTGGGGGTGTTACCCGTGGGCTTACGCCCAACGGTTCGCCTAAATCACCCGTGGGCTCACGCCCACGGCTCGCCAAAACAAAAAGGGGCCGCGCGGCATCTCCGCACGGCCCCCGAAGGCCAAGCAGTTCGGGCTGCCACCTGGGGAGCTTATGTCCAGGGCGGCCCTCGATGAACCGTGCGAAGCTACCGCACGGCCCAAGGGTTCAGGTTGTTGGTTTAGGACGCGGTCGCCAGGGCAGTCATGTCGAACGCGATCCACGTCTTGGCTGCGGTGCTAATGCACAGCAAGCCCTTGCTCGCCGGCACAACAACGGAGGCGTCGGCCGACAAACCGTTGACGGTCCCGGTCGATTCCGCATACAGTTCCGCCGCCGTGCTGCTGTTGTTGATGACGATCCGAATCACGCCCGCAGCAGTCACGGCCGGAAGGACAACACCCTTTGCGGCGCCGTCGCTGGTGATGTGGGAAATCAGCGTATCCGGAAGCGCTGCAGCGTCGGCAACGGTACTGCCGGCGGCAGCAACCGGGGTGACCGTGTGGCCAAATCGCGGCGTGCCACCGATAACGGGAGCGGTCAGGGTCTTGTTGGTGAGAGTCTGCGCGGCCGCAGCGCCCACGAGCGTATCATCGGCGTCCGCCGGGCCGGTGTAGGTCCGGTTGCCGGTCAGCGTGGCCGGGGCTTGGTAGTAGGCCACGTAATCGCCGGTGCCGCCGGTTTGGCTCTTCAAGCCGGCGCGGGGCTTGCCGAGGTCCGAATCGACCTGGAACGTGGCGGCCGTCGTGCCGGTGATCGCCGTCGAGATGTCGCTGTTGCCAACGGGCAGGACTTCCAAGATGTCGCCGTCGGCCGTGACCGTCTCCAGGGCCTTCCCTTCGACCACCGTTCCCGTGGCGGCAATCTTGCCGTTGGCAGCCGCGTAGATCACGTTGCCGCCGGTGATGGCTTCCGAGGCCATCATCTTCCGCGTGCCTTGGGCGTTGGCCAAGTAGATCGCACAGTCGGCACCGGAAGCGTGGTACCGCTCGGTGACGCCGATGCACTGGTCGCCTGCGCCGGCGTAGCCGACGGTCTTGGGCGAAGTCGTCGCATCCGTGATCTTGACGCGGCGGAACGCTTCCAGGGCGGTTCCCGCCTTGAACGTCTTGCGGGGGCCTTCAACGTGTTGGCTCATGTTTGATTCTCCTTGTGAGGTTGGGTTCGTCCGTAGCTCTCAGTCATTGCTTCCACCGACGCGGGGTCGGTGGGGAGCTGGTCGGATCGGGGCGTCGGTTCTAGCTGTCCAGTTGTCGTCCCACCGACACGAGTTCGGTGGAAACGGGTGTTACTCGCGGGGGACGTTGGCGTTGAAGGCGGCGAGGTACGCGAGATGGGCGTCGGGGTGTTTTGTCACGCAGGCACGGGTGGCTTGCGCGGGGGTTTTGCCGGTTTGCTGCTCGGCTTGCACCAACGCCTCCCAGTTCGAGATGGCGTCGGGGTCGATGGTCCCGGCGGTGCTGCCGGCGGCTTTGGTGCCTACGGCGTCCACGCCAGGACGCTGCTGGGCGGCGGCGAGCCGCTTGTTCTGCTCGGCCATCCAGGCGGTCTGGGCCTGGGCGAGCGTCGCGCCGGCGGCCAGCTGCGAGCAGAGGAAGGCCGGGTCAGCGCCGACGCAGCCGGCCACCAGTTCCTGGTAGGAAGCCGGGGCCGGGGGTTGCGGCTTGGCGGGCGGGGCTTGCGGCGTTGCGGCCACGGGGGCGGCATCGACGCTCAGGGCGGCATCAACGGCCGTTTCGACGAGCGAGGTTTGCATCGGTTCTCTCCTTGGCTTTACTTGGGATTGGGATTGGAGTTCGGACAACGCCCGATCGAAGCTGGCAATCGCATCAATCAGGCCCAGTGTTTTTGCTTCGGCGGCTAGGTACGCCCGGCCATCGGCCAGCTCGCGGACCCGGCTGGCGGTGAGCATCGGGCGGCCAGCGGCGACTCCGGACAGGAAGTACTCGTTCAGGCCGTCCACCGTCCGTTGCATCTCGGTCAGGTGCTCGGCGGTCACTTCGGTGCCGGGCGTGCCGGCGCCCTTGAACGACCCGGCGCGGATGACGTGGACTTTGACGCCCTCCATCGCCGCCATGCCGCTGGTGTCCTGGACCACGCCATACGTGCCAATCGAGCCGACCAGGGCCGTTTCGTTGGCGATGATCCGGCCAGCTTGCGAGGCCGCCCAGTAGGCGGCGCTGGCGGCCATGTCCTCGACGTAGGCCCAGACCGGCTTCTTCGTTTTCGCCGCGGCGATTTCATCGGCGAGTTCCTTCGTGCCGGCCGCCGTGCCGCCCGGCGAGTCGATCCGCAGCAGGATGGCGCCCACGTCGGGGTCGGCCGCGGCGGCCCGGATGTCGCGGCGGGCTTGGACCGTGGACGTGCCGCCGCCCATGCTGGCCTGCTGTTTCATCAACTTGCCGGTCAAGCTGATCACGGCCACGTCGCCGGCCGTCTGGCGATACGAGCCGCGGGCGGCCTGGTTGATCGCTTGTTGCTGCAGGTGGATGTGCAGGTCCGTCTTGCGGAACAGTTCCAGCGTCTGCGTCAGCGCGTCGGGCAGGATCGCCCACGGGCCAAGCCACTGCTCGTAGTAGGGGATCTGGAGTTCACTCGTCATCATCGCCCTCGTTGCGGACTCACACAAACATCCCTCGTGGGGCCGGAATGACAAAAAGATGACTGACAAAAAAATTCTCCTTGGGCGCACGGGACTGCGTTTATCTTTTTGTCATCCATCTTTTTGTCTCTAAAACGAATCGCGACAGACATTTCGTGCTATTCTGTCGGCCCACCTTCATCGTCATCATCGCCCTCCGGTTTCGGTTCGGGAGCCGGGGCCGGTTTCGAGGCGGGCCGTGACCTGCTCTTGCTGCCGGGCGTTCCACGCTGCTGGACGTTGACTTGCACGCCTTCCGGCATCGGCCAGCTGAGGACGTCCCGCCAGGTGAGATCGAGCCCCAGCCGCTTATTCAGCTCTTCCGCCTTGGCATGGGCCTTCTCGATCCGCGCCCCGTGGTCGGCGACGATCTCTTCCGTCAGGTCGCCGAAGTCGATGCCGCGCGAGGCCGCCAGGCGGCGCGGGGAGGACAACAACCCTTTGGCCTGCAGGATGTCGGCCGTGGCGTCGTCCACGGGCTGGATGTACGGCAGCTCCTGGGCGTGCCAGACGTGGGCGAACGGATTCACTTCGCCGACCGGGATGTAGCCAAGGGACGCGCGGAGTTCGTCGGCATGCTGCACGGCTTTGCGGAGCGCACCGTCGGTCACGGCCCACTGGCGGACCTTCCACTCGTACACGGGACCGTGGAACGATCCCATCATCCATGACTGGATCTCGCGCCACCGCTGGCGGGCCTGGTCGATCGCGCCTCGGAAGCCGCTGTAGTTCGTCTCGCTGGCGTCCAGCAGGAACACGCACAGCGGCAGGTCCAAGTTCACGGCCAGGATGCCCAGCAGCATGTTGCTGTGCTCGAAGAATTGCAGCCCCGGCAGCGTCGGGACAAAGCCGCGCAGCCGCTCGCCCTTGTAGCCGTAGATCTCGAACCCGGGCGCGATGTCGGTCAGCGTTCGCGTCTCGCCGTCCGGCCGGGTCTCCGTGGTCTCGCTGTGGTCCCCGCCGCCGGCGAACGGCAGCGTCGGGGCTCCGGCCTCCATTTCGCGGAGGATCGTGTAGCAGGACTGGATCTTGGCGGCCACCAGGTTGGCGAACTGCAGGTCGTCCCAGTGGTCGGCCGTATCCGCCATCGGGGCGAAGGCCGTCACGCCGCGGGTCTGGCTGCGGCGGTCCGGCAGGTAATGGTGAAACACCTGGCGGTGGCCGGCGTCGTCGCGAGCGGGGATCTGCGTGATGTCGTTGACGCGGACCACCGACCGCCAGGGCTCGATGTCTTCCTTGGTGAACCAGTAGGCCAGCCGCCGGCGGCGTTCGTCCTGCTGGACGCCATGCACCACGTTCTTAGTCGTGTTGCGGGGCGTCTTCAGCCGGTGGCCTTCTTGCGACTCGATCCCGCCGTCGCGGTTGGGCAGCGAGCAGAGGTCGCCGTCGATGATCACGTGCTGGAGAGTCAGTTTCTCCAGGCCGTGGAAGTCGAGTTCCTGCTGGTCGTCGCAGGCTTCCGGTGATCGGGACCATTCGGCCCAGCGGTAGCCGTTCACGTCGTCGATGGCCTTATCGCCGCTGTCGCTGTCGAGCACGAAGCCGCGGCCCACGACGTTGGCGACGAGGCGACGGACGCCCTGCATGACGAGCGGGTTGTTGCGGGTCATTTCGCGGGCCATTTCCATCGCGCCGAAGTAGGCGGATTCGGTGCGGTAGTGGTAGTCGGCGTGCGAGCCCAGCGTCATGATGCCGGTCTTGGCCCGCTTGTACCGCGAGGCTTTGGCGATCTCGTAATCGGACTTCAGCTCGGCGAACTGCTCCAGGATGCTGCCCGCCATGCCTTGCCGTCGGCGTTTGGTCATCCTCGGAAGTTCTCCATTGACACGTAACGGACCCGTCCGCTGTTAGCGGCGGTGGTTGCCGGGTGGGCGTCGAGCCACGCTTTGGCCGCCGCGATTTCCGCGTCTAGCGATTCGCGGGTGACCGTCTGCGGACCGCGGCCGGCGGAGAGCGGAAGCCGCCGCCGCTGGATGCGGCAGGCGGTGACGAACGCCAGGGCCTTGGTGCGACTGCCGTCTTCCTCGTAGGAAGCGTTGTCGTCGTAAGCCGCCCAGACTTCGGCG